AATCCGACTGCTGAACTCCGTCACTGTCAATTCGATATTTAATTCCTACAATCTTTACAGGGTTCATTATGCGTATTCCCCCGCGGTCCCTAACTGCTGAACAATCTTGTGTAAGTCAAAAGAGAGCAGAGCGATCTTAGACGCAGCAACCGTTGAAGTTGCTTTCATGCGGAAGGTTCCCCAGAGGATATACGATGAACCGTAATCAGCAAGGGGAATTACAATCTCTGGCATGTCTGTCAAGTAATGCTTACGAGTCTCATTTCCGTCACAGACATGCGCAGTTGAAGTTGAAAGTGTTGGGGAAGCTGAGAAAGTTGTTGAGCCGTCGAGCGTAGGTTTAGTTCCGATATACTCGAATTCCCAAATTACCGTTGCTCCGGCCGCCGGTGCTGATACTGCTGTCCAATGCACGTGCGGGTGGAGAGTAATATCAGAGCCGGAGATATAAATGTCATGATTAATCTGAAACGTAGTGTCTACGTAATCGCCTGGCTTAAAGGTCATCCCACGGATAGCCCCTAATCCACCAGCCAGATTAACCATCGCCGTAGTCCCGCTGCCCGTTCCGTGAGTATACGCGGGACCAAGTTCATCACGATAGACTGGAAGAATGAGATTCTTGTCAGCCATTACCACACCACCTGTGACAGCGTTCGAACGGCGCCGCCGAAGTATACTTTAAGAGTCACGCTTCCTGTAGTTCCGTTTCCTGCGGTAATGATTCTAAACTCTCGTTCAGTAGTCGGATCGGTGTTCGTCGTTAAGTATCCCGCGGAAGTAGTTAGTCCGGTGATTCCCGCCGCCCCGTCAACTACGAGATTATTGTCTCCAGGATCAGTAGTCCCGCCTACGTGCAATCCTTTTGAGATGTAAATCCCGGTCGCCGCGGCCCGGCCGATGATATTATCTCCCGCCGCGCCGAATTTAAGAGTTGCAGCGTCCGCTCCGAGAGCTACGTTATTCGATGAGGTCGCAGGGGTAAGTGTTCCGGCGGATTCGTTCCAGTAAGAACTAGAAGAAGTCGAAACCGGAACACCGTCAATAGCGAATCCCTTTGCGTTGATGTATCCTGCGCTAGGCATTCCGCCGGTTGCGCTTCCGATAAGGACGCCGCCGGTGAATGTAGCATTCCCGCCTACGCTAAAGGTTCCGGGAACGTCAAGATTATCATATGCCCTAGTAGTAACCACGACCACCGGGTTCATACGAGAACCTCAACCGTTAATCCGGTCCCGCCGGTATTGGAAACCTGTTTCGCTCGAATGAATCTACCCGTCACCGGGGAAATGATTCGCTGTTCACCGCCGGAAGTATACGTGCTAGTGTCAATCGTAGCATATTCCGCCGCGACGTCATTCATCGCTTGCTGAATTACTACGTTGATTGCGCTTGGATTACTTGCAAATGCAGTTCTCCAAGTAACGTAGAGAGGCATGATACCTGGTAAGTTTGGGAGAGCTAAGGAAATGCTCAAGTCTCCCGCATTCGGAGATACCGCATCAAACAGCTTGACCGGCACTCCCCGCTGAATCGACTGTGCCATTTACATTCTCCTGAGGCTGCTGTGTTTGTTGTGTTTGAGCCTGCATTTGAGTCTGCTGAACAGACGCTAATGCCTGTAAATGAGCACGTAAATGCATGCGGCATAATTCGTAGCCGTTCGGATTTTCTGCCTTTACGTCAAGACCTTCAGTAGAATTCATCCAGTCGCGTAACACTGATACGTGAATCTCATGCGTATCTACGTCAGCATCGGGAAGGATTTGATTCCCATTCAGAAGCTCGTTAATTTCCTGACGCTGCTTCAATCGATCCTGCTCGCCGGGAATCTTCATCCCTTCCATCCCGTAGAGCTGAGTCATGAACTCTGCATTATCCGGACTGAAGATAACCGAGTTAAGTTCAGGAATCTGATACTGCATTAAGGTAGTAATGACGTCCTGCTTCTGCGACCAGGAGACTGGGAACTTCTCAGAGAATTCCGGAACGACTTCTCCAATCTTACCGACTAAATCAGTTCGCCTAATCCAGACGTTGAAGAAGCTGTCTCCGTTCTTCTTCACTAGCTTCTCATCTTCCATCATATCCGTAATGTAGGATAGAGAGGCGCGGCGAAGAAGATCAGACCACCAGAACGACATTAACGTCCAGCTAGTTGAGAGTCGTTGTAATGCTTGACTTCGGCTCTGAGCGTATTCGCTTGCTGTCCGTGATCCCCCAGACGGCCCGCCGTAAATCGACGGGAATGAACCTGTCACGAACTGAGCATCTTGATCTAATTCGGACGAGAATTCTTTAGCTTCCTGAGTTAAGGTCGCCGTCCTACTCGCGTAGAATGAAGCCTCGATGCTCATTCCCGAGCGAGCTTTCACCGGATAAATCATACCCGGCTTAGCTTCACTATTTGCATACTTATCAAAGTCAAGCGTCTCGCTGTCTACGAAAGTCTGCGGAACACCGTATTCGATAGTCTGCAACTTCAGATTCATCAAGTCATTCCGCATCTCCTGGACTGGAACTAGACTCGATCCTAGGGGGTCGGAATGAATATACAAGGACAACGGATTGATACTGAATGTCCAGTGATCATCCATCTTCTCGCTGACTACATCAGCGATTACATCATTCAGCATTACGACTTTACAGCCGTCAGGGTATTTAGCTGTAAGCTGATCGCAACGCTCATCATCCAGTCGATGAAACTGAGAAGGCCGTAACCAAACCTGCCGCACGGTGATTAGATTCTGCGGATTCTCCGTCTGGTAATCCGTGCTTAACCGCGCCCAGCGGTTATACGTAACCATATCCCCGGTCCCGCGGAGCTGAATACCGGGATACGTTTCCTTAACATCTGCTTCACTTGCTTCAGATGAGAAGATCAGGTAAGAAATTCCCCGCTGATCCTGAGCGTAGAATGGAATCTTAACGTGCAAGGGACCGTAAACTTCCATGCACTGACGAATCTTACCGATGTTCTCGATCTTCTCTACGATCGGGATCTCATCTTCAGTAACTGACTGCTCAGGGATTACATCCGCTTGACAGCCCGGACAAGTAACTGTTCCCGTTTCCGTTACATCATTACCAGTTTCCGCCCCGCAAAGCGGACAAGATGTATGCTCCGTCGTCAGCTTCTGCGTTCCGTAAACTGGCTTAGGAACCGTTCCGTATTCTTCACTCTGATGCGAGTAGTTATAACCAGCAACGTAGCCTTGATTGAATAAAATGTAGAGAGACTTGATAAAAAGAAGCTTAGCTTTGTTGTGCTTCTGAATCAGCTCCGCTACGTGCCGCATTGCCTTAGCGGTAGTAACGTCATCCACTACGTCCGCGTCGTCGGGGAAAAACAGCACTTTAGGAGTATCGATCGACAACGCCGCAATAACTGATTCCCCGTGCGCTTTGTAAATGTTAATGCAGCGGTTGTAGATGTTCTTCTCAATCTCGCCTTCCTGATCGTCGTAGGAAGGAACTCGCCAGTCGCGGGAAAGATCGTCCCAGAATACATACTGAATCCCACGCCAGAACATTTCCGATTTTTTACAGACGCGAAGGAAGCGCTCGTAGACTGAACGATCTTCAATCTGCACCTGATCAACGATGGACATTAGTGCAGTCTGAATCTCAGGATCAATCTTGAGATCATCGTTAATCATAAGCTACCCCCATAATCCGCCGCCGAGAACTTTACGCATGTTATCTTCGTTCGGATTCTGCACGTTCGGATTCATCTGCTGCGGAGCGCCTAGCATTCCCATGAATCCGCCCTGCGGAGGCTGGAACATATTCTCCGGAGGCGTAGGAGTAGCAATCTGCGGAGGCATTCCGAATGAACCTAATGAACCTGACTGAATCGGCTGCTCGTTCTGAATCGAAGGAACGGGAGGAGCACCTAATCCGGTAAGAAGATTCCCCGAAGGCTGCGGTGAAACCGGGCGCGGCGGCTGTAGGTCATTACTCATCGGGCCGTTTCCGCCAATAGACGAATCAAACTTTGGAGCCATGCTTACCGCACTTCCTTGAATCGGAGCAGCTTTAACTGGAGCGTTAGGAGTAACAGGACGGCTCATTCTAGTCTGACCTAATGCCGGTCGCTGTCCTGCAACCATTCCTGTGCCCCGGCTATTACCCATCTTTCCGCCTCGAAACGGTAGACCTAATCCTTGTAACATTACTTCCTCCGCTTCTTAGCGAAAGCTGATTTAGTTTCGTGTGACTCTTTACTCAACATTTCCTTAGCCGTATCGGATGAAATATGTTCCTTCCCGCCCAGCCCCTTTAATTTCATCCCACCGGCAACGGCTTCAAGAAATCTAAACTGCTTGGCCGATTTGATCTTGTTCGGCATTATTCTCTAGCTCCCTACGTCTCATTCTCGACTTCCGCTCTAGCTCGGCTTGCCTTACCGCCCAGGGCCGAGCGATTCCGCCGAACGGTTTGAAATCCCGCGGGGCGGAAGTTGGTGCATCAGAGCTGTGAGTAGCGAATACAACAGATTCAAGGAGAGAGATACGATGCTTCAAGACGGCTAATTCATCTCGCAGCGGAGTAGTATCCACGACGACTTGATCTCCTAGTGCCATAGGAACCTTTCTGCTTGTCGAGAACTGAAAGTGCGCGGTGAAGAAACGTTTGATCTTTTGTAGCATCGAATTTCTCCAGAACCTTGCTGATCTTTTCTCGCTTCTCTGATTCGGAGCGGGCCGAGTTGACGTAGCTATCTACTGCACGGAGCAAGTATCTGCATCCATCATAAGGATCATCACCGTTGAATTCGGCGACGTCTTCGCTTGGGATACCATCACTATCTGATGACGCGTAGACGCACAGCGGAATAGCGTTAATCAATGCTGTGCAGTTGCTGAAGATTTGTAAGCGAGGCAGATTAGTCTCCGGCTTCTCCGGCTGGAAAGAAGCGAGATACTTGCCGTAAGCTTCTGTTCCTTGTTTCCTTAAGATAGCATCAGCCATTTCCTGATCATAAGTTCCGGGGTCATAACTTCTCATCGGCCGCGGACGCCAGCGGATGAACTCCTGCATTAGCATCTTGCCGGAGATTCGAGAACCTTTTCCTTTTTCGGCGGGCCGGGGACTTAATCCACTGTATTCCTTGAACTGCTCAGCTACGCTTTTCTCTTCCCCACGCTTGTCCCAAGCATTCGAGTCCATGATCACTTCGACGAGATTTTCATTCAGCGCCATGTGACCGATGTTAGTTGCCCAGGTAGAGACTTTCTCTCTGTAGCCGGTATACTCTTTGTAGATGTATACGCGGCCGTTAGGAGAGATCGCACCGAATCCCGCCCACGTCATCGCCTGAAAGCCCCAGTCTACGGCGAGAATACGCGGCCACCATTCAGGGATGGGGAATGGATCTATTACGTGGACTGCATTATCGGGTTCGTCGGGTAGTCGATTGAGTCTGAAGTCATCGAATACCTGACCAACGAATGTCCACCAGTCACCGTCGAGCTTAGCTTTCCGTTCCGCAATAGGGAGCATCTTTAGACGCTCAACATATTCCGGGTCGGCCTTCATCAGATACGGGTTGTCTGTTGCTTTCGAGGGAATGAAGATACGTTTAATCTTAGAGACAGGATCTACGATAATCTTATACCCGTCGATTGCTGGCTCTACGTAACGACGGCGGACGAAACCGTGTCCTACGTTACCTGGATTCGTTGCTATCCGTAAGAGAGACGGTAAGTCTACAACGCTCGACCTACACCGACTGATCATGTATAGAATCTGAAACTCCGTGAATGAAGTTCCTTCATCTAATCCGATGTAGTTGTATTCTGTCGTGTCATACTTACGAACGTCCTTCTCATATTCCGCGTGCCCGAAATCTACGATAGCTCCCCAGGGCCATGTCCAGCGGCGGAGCTGTTTGTTGTAGGTTGCTCCGGAGCCGCGGTAGAATTCCTCGGACCTTATGATTAGAGACTTCTCAAGTTCCGAATAAGTCCGTCTCATTAAGAGACCCTTAAACTTCGGGTGGCGGAATAGTTCGGTGACTATTGGATAAACGAGAAGGACTTCTGATTTTCCGCCGCCCGCGGCTCCTCCGTATAGTGCCTCGAATATAGAGAAGGGTAGGGATAAGAAATCTTCCTGCCTCTTACTCGGTTTCCATTCAGTCATAAGAGTTCATCTAAGCAAACCTAAACCCTTAAGCTTAGGAAAGTCCCAGTAATCTAGAATCTTAGGCAAGTCATCGGAAAATGAAACGTAGTTGTAATCTTCTGGATTAGATGAGACTCCCTTAGCTCGATTCATTCCATTGAGATAAGATACTCCGGGAACCCCTGCTTTTTCTAGTTCAGCAGATACAGATGGTCTACTTCTGTGGGAGGTAGACATACCTAAAGCTTCTGGAAAAACTTCATTATATAATGAGCTACCTGGAACCCCATTACCACCAAATTTAGCACGCCCTAAAAATCTAATATCTTCATCTACCCTAGGAAACCTAGATGCGAAATTCTTAACCTGCTCAGGCTGCTCATTCATAGGAGCATCCCACTTCAACATCCTAGCGATTGCTTCGTCGGGAATCTCTGCCTTGATTATTCCGCCTTGAATAGTCTGTGGAGTCTGTTCTAAATGAGGGGCGATCTTATCTAGATAAGAGAGAAGTTCCTCCCTCCCCTTAATTGCTCCCATCCTTGCAGATTCCTGCCAAGGCATGAAAGGAGCCGCCTTTAACCTATCAAGATAGTCTTTTGTATCTTCCCTATATCTACTTATCCTATCAATGATATTAGCCTCGTCCGGATATTCAGATAAATCTTCTAATACGCTAAGCCTATTCCTAACTCTGCCTAAGTTTGAATTTGAGGGAGGTAAAGTTCCTATCCCCCTAGCACCAGAGTTAGCCCCCGGAATTTTATTTTGGTTGGCTAGGGCTTCTTCTAAATTAATTTTTGCGCCCTTAAAATTAAGGCCACCCCCAAATCGTTTCTTCAATGCATCAAAGTAATCCCGCGCGACCTTAACATTACCAGCAAAGTAATGACCGTAACCATAAGCTTGAGCACCTTCTCCGGAACCTATAGCTTCTCGCTTGAACTTGTCAAATTTAGGTGCTCCGGTTCCATGGAATACGGTAGCCGCTGCTGATGGATTCATACCTTCAATCGGCATTAACCCTAACGCTTGAATAGCAGGATTATCTTGTAGCTCGTAAAGGAAATCCCTCAGCTTATCCGAGTTCGTGCTCGCTCGCATCGTAGGAACTTTACGGTAGTTAGGATCAAGAAGATCCTGAATCCGCCCCGATCCGATAGTAGGCATCTTCTTTCTCCTAATAAAAGAGGGAACTAATCTATTGCCCAGGTAAAGCGTCCGCTAGCGTTGAATTAACTTCGACGCCCCCAGCGATATGAGCTTTCAGGAAATACAATCAGTTCCCTCTACTTTACGGTCGGGGAACTATCTTTCTTCCTCAACCTTAGCTTCAATAATTTCGAAGTCCGTTTCTTCCCGCCGGCGCGGGGCATAGAAGATGATATTATTCGTCACACCATTTCCGGTATCTCTAGGCATCATCTTCTCAACTACACGTGACATATTCGCTGCGATCTGAGAAGCTGCTACGGGGCTTACTGTGCTCAGCTTCTCATCCGTAATGACCCCGATGGACATAAGCATACGCTCCATCGCATCATCTCGAATCCGCTCGACCTGTCTCTCTACTTTAGCTTTACTCTCGTCGGGTAAACTTGCTTTACCGTTCTTTAAACTGCTCGCTAAAGAATCGGATACGTTGAATGCCTTAGCTGCACTCGATGCACCGTCTACCCGCGCCGTGATTGCGATAAGTTCCTTCACCGCGTTCGGGACGCGCGGGCGGGATTGTTCAGACTCAACCCTAACCGCACTCGAATCCACTTCGCCGTCGATTACACGTGTAAGTTCAACAGAGGGAGAAGTAACTCCCATCCGATTGATCAGATTATTTCCGGAGGATAAAATATCCTCGATATTGAATTCGCTTAACATCTTCTACCCCTAATCCCGGGAGTATTTCCTAATCCCTACACTACCCCCTACCCCTAGCATACGACACTAACTCTCCCTTGTCAAGCCCTGAATCCTTAGCATTTCCGCCCCGGCCAGTTCCTCAACTCTAATTCATCAGCACCTTACAGCTCCTTTTTATGTATACCGGATTCAATTAACGCTAACTACCCCTAATAGGGAAACTTTATAATTTTGAAAAAGTTGTCAGCTTTATCCATACTCTACAATATACCCCACACATGTATCTCAATACTCTCCCGCCCGCCGACCTGAGGGACCCGACGGGATTGGGTATACCGGGGTGGGGAATTCATGTTGAGACGATGCGCGTAAAATAAAAGAGACGGGAGTTGATTTATTTACGATTGCCTATTGACAATCATAGGGTATGAGCGTAGATTGTATGTATGACTGATATCACTCCCGAAGAACGCGCCGTCCTTTACGCCGCTGGTCGCTCAACTGAGACGGCGACGCGGATTCAATCCAGAATCAAGAGCATTATCGGACCTGATGCTAACTGCGTGGATTCATTTGAATCTAATCCAGTAGCGTATGTCCTTCAGTCACGGTTACGCGATATCCTTCAGGCCGTCGAGCAAGAGCGGGCAAAGCTTGACCGGGAGTGGGCAAGGATTAGAAAAGACCTCGGCATGGAGTAGTTAGACCTTGACAAGTGATGGTCTATGACCTATATTGTATATAGGTCAACGGGCAAGCGGCAAGGGTTGGCAAGCCGAGTGTCCTAAAAAGTGAACAGCCAACGTAAAGGTAGGTGGATCATGGCACGAGTGAAGAAGGCGGATCAGATCGTTCTCTCGTTCGACAAGGCAAGCAAGGTTGGCACGAAGGAGATCGAAGGGAACAAGGGAAAGGAAACCGTCACGGTTCGCACCTGCGCGAACATGGCAGAAGTTCTCGCCGTGTTCAATGGAAACGCTGACGAAGTTCTCAAGGCGATCAACGCCTACATCACGGCGAAGCAGACGGGTCCGGCTCGTGCTCGTGTCAACGTGAACGAGGACAAGGTTATGACCGCTGCCGCCGAAAACATGGTGAAGCAGATGGCGCGACTCGGCGTTATCCTCACCGTTGAAAAGGCTCTGGAGCATGTCAAGGCGGCGAAGTCTGGGAATTAACTAGAATCAACGCGATTCTAAATAGGCAGGTTGCTAGGGTATTCCTAGAACCTGCCTATTCGTTTATTCTTACTGCCTAAATACTGTCCCTTTACTAGCCCGCTACTGCCCAGTTACTGACCGAGATTCTTCAGACCCTATGGCCCTAAACCCTTCCCCTAGCGTCACTTAGCGCCCTTTCCTAGCCCACCCCCCTCTCCCTGACCTAAACACACCTGCATGTGCGCGGATGGAAAATCCAATTTCTTGTGTTGGCATGAATAATATTTCAACACTCTCTCTAGGATATATATTATCATATATATATATCATTGTATAGTAAGTCTACGTAACCTACAGAGGACACTGTCCTCTTTTTAGGACACTTGACATAAGGTAGGTATAGGCGTATATTTAGTAGAGGGGGAGAGGTCTAAGGTAAATCGGACCTAACCTCTTGCCTAGCTTAGGGTTAGCGTCTCAGGGGTCAAGGGATACCGGACAGTAATGGGCCAGTATCGAGACAGTATCCGGCCAGTAAACAGTAGGATAAAGGGGATAAATACTATGAATTGTCAAACTTGCGGATCGGATTTAGTAAACGGTATCTGTTTATTTGGCTGTGCGGTAGTTGAGTCTACTGTATCGGCGGATCAGACTAGCCCAACCCCGCCCCCGCAAGTTATCGAGTCTATTCCCCGGAAGCAAAGCGATCTACGTCCTACGTCCGAGCATCGCGCCTATTGCATGATACATAACATGCCATACTTAGCTGGCGCGGAAACGTGCGCGTTCTGTGGTAATGAGACGGGAAAGCTAGTTGAGACGATCAAGGTAGTAGAATCATCTGGTGTCGATATACTCGGGACTGACGGCTTGATCGCATATTTCAATAACGCGGCGCCTCTTGTCCTAAATCTTGACGATAGCGCGATAGAGGATACAATCAAACGTCTGAATACTCTTTCCGCAGTTATTCCTGAACTTGCAAAAGTATACGAAAGTGAACGCTTGCGCCGTGTCAGTGAAGGGCGGCAACTTAGAACCGCTGAAGATCTCAAGTATATCCCCCGTGCGGTCCCGGTTGATAAGGCTGTCAAGAGCAAGCTTCAGAAAAGCTATGACACATTCAGAGGTATGGGCATAGCGCACGATAAGGTTGTCTCGATGCTCGTTGAAATCGGCGGAAGTGATGCAAGGGAAGAAATCAGGAAACTTGAAGTAAAATAGATTCGCTTGCTGTATACTCGGGATATTCCCCCGTATCCCGACAGTAGAGCAATCGAGTTGATCGATTAGACCCTACCACAATCCGCCCCCGCGTGATTATGCAAGCGTAAAGGAATAAGCTAATGGCCCGAATAACTGAAACCTGCCCTACTTGCGGCAAGATCGCAAGTGAAGATAATCGCGCAGCATTCGGTAACTTGCTGATTATCACGCTCAAGTGCGGACATTTCCTGACTAGGGATAAATCAGATCTCGTAGACTTTAGCGGGATCAAGTCTATCTCCGGCAAGTCCCTGTATCCCTTTCAAGCTAAGACATGCGAATTCGCAGTAGAGAATAACTTTCGCGTAGGAATCTTTCATGAAATGGGATTGGGAAAGACTCCTATCTCTATAGCTCTACTCGTTGCATACAGCAAGAAGCTCACGCCATGTCTGATTATCTGCAAGTCTGGTCTAAAGACTCAGATTGCACGGGAGTTGATCGATTGGTCAGGGGGTAAACTTATTCCCCAAGTCATCACTAATCCGCGCGAGCCGATCATCGGATTGCCAGTGACTATTGTATCCTATGATATGCTTCGCAACATGGGAGATACTCTGAAGGAATTTCCTTTTACTTCCATGATCCTTGATGAAGTCCAGCAGATCAAGAATCCGGAGTCTAAGCGAACGTTAGCAGTTAAGGCGATCATTAGGGGAAGCAACGACAGGAAACCTATTCAGCACATTATTCCACTGTCCGGCACTCCGTTCAAGAATAACGGGGCGGAATACTTCACTATCCTGAATATCCTTGATCCGGTTCGGTTCCCTTCGTATAGTCAGTTTCTATACCGATGGTGCGATTATTCAAGCGGCTCCGGTGGGTATATGAAAGTAAACGGGATTAGACGAAGTAGACTCAAGGAGTTTCAGGAATATGTATCCGACCTCGTTATCCGCTACGAACGAATCGATGTAATGCCCGATCTCCCCGTGATCACTCGCAATCTCCGCGTCTATGATATCGAAGAAGAAGAAGTTAAGAAAGCTTACGAAAAGAAAACAGAAGAATTCATCGAAGCTTTCGATTCTTACGAAGAAAAGAATTCAACAGAAGGAATGACGAATCTACTTGCAATCATGAGCAGGTTACGTCACTTGACCGGAATCGCTAAGATTAATCCGACCGTTGAATTCGTAGAAGATTTCCTTCTCTCTACGGAAAGAAAAATAGTCGTATTCGTGCATCATAAGGACGTAGGTAAGCTATTCGTTGCTCGGATTAACGAATCGCTTAAAGCCGCCGGTCTGCACGAATCGCTAGAGATTACGGCTGAGATGGATTCGGTTCAGCGGGATAATACGGTTGAATCATTCCGAAGCAATCCCGCCGCGCGGGTTATGGTAGCGAGCACCCTAGCTTCCGGCGAAGGATTGAATATGCAGTTTTGCTCAGACTGCATTCTACTCGAAAGAGAATGGAATCCAGCGAATGAGGAACAAGCGGAAGGCCGTTTCATTCGTATAGGTCAGACCGCACTTGCAGTTACAGCAACGTATCCTACGGCACAGAATACGATTGACGAATACTTCGCTGAGATCGTAGAGAAGAAACGAGCTATTTTTAACTCTATGATGAACGGATCTCAGGTTACGTGGGATCAGTCGAGTTTGATCCGCGAACTTATGTCCGTGGTCGCGTCAAAGGGTAGGAATAATCTCTGGAGTATTTAGTTTAGGAGTGCCTCCACTCCTTAGGGCGTGCAACGTAATAGGAGAATGAAACTATGCTGAGCAAACGAGTAAAGATTTTATCCCTAGAGCTTGCAGCGACTCCACAGTATTCGTGTCGTAGAGAAGGTGAAGTAGCATTCATAGCATTGTCTATGTTGAATGCTGGTCTAGCAAGTAGAATCGCTCGTCACGGGGAAGTTGATCCGTTTACGGATGATAGCTTACTTCCCCAATTCTACGAGTTCATTGATTCGTATCATAAGGTGTATTAGGGTTTAGTTCGATCAACTCCGCCCCCGCCCCTTAGGGCGTGCTTAACTCGAATCGAATCTAATCAACAACAGAGGATTATGATTATGCAGTTTACATTGCTTCTATCCAGCCAGAAAGCAAACGGATCACTAGTTAAGAAACACCTAGTTTCTTCTGGCAAGTATGATGATATGCACAATCCACACGGAAACTATCAAACTTCCGCCGCCGGGTTTGCTCTGTATCTAATCGAGAATTGTCCGTATCGGTGGCTTGAGTTTGTAATGGATACTCTTTGCTTCACTACGGGATACTATCCAGTAAAGAAAGGAAACTAAAATGAATCTAAAAGAATTCAATGAAGAAACGGCATCCTTCCACCCCGATACTCGACTCTACTTTAGGAATCCGAAAGAGAATCAGAATTCAATCGACCTAGCTCAGGATTACCTTGACGATTTAAACGATTCAATTGTTGAACTAGAGGATACTTTAGAAGAAGTTGAAGGTCAAGTTGCTCGCGTAAAGAAAAGTCTAATCCGCCTCCGCGAGATTAAGATTTCTCTAATCCAGCAAGTGAATCAGATTAACTTCAATTCGGGTAAGATTGAAGTTGATTCGGTGAGCTATAGACGAGAGACAACCCCGAATGGACAAGAAAATCATGCTATCATGGAGCGTTAAGATGAAAGATGAAACTCCGATGAAGGGATACTGTAGGGATTGCAAGTATTATTACACGCAATTCTACTGCGATCATCCTAATTCGATGAACATCGACCCGGTTAGCGGTGCTACGACACTCCGCGGGGCGGCATTTATGAGAGCATACGCGGATGAGTGCGGTAGGATCGGGAGATTCTTTACCCGAAAGGAAGGATCAAGGAATGAAAACAGTAATCCTTGACTCCTCCGTATTGAACGCTATGCAATCTTGTTGGAGATTGTATGCTCTCCAATACAGACAAAACTTACGACCTAAAGTTTCCTCCCATCACTTAGATATGGGAAGCATTATGCACTTGATGCTTAAAGATTACTACTCCGCGCGGGCAGAAGGTAAGCCGTGGGCGGATTGCGTATCATTAGGGCATGCGGCGGGATTGAAAGCGACGGATGAGGAATTCGCCGCGGTAGATCCGGACAACGTAAAGACTTGCCTAGACACGTATCTACAGTATACCGAATTTTATCGCGGCGAGAAGTTTATCGTTAAAGGAGTAGAGGAACCTTTCGCTAAAGTTATCTATCAGGACGAGAGTTTACGAGTTATCTACGCCGGGATCATTGACCTTAGAATTGAAGATGAAGGTCATGATAAAGCAGTAGATCACAAGACGGAGAGCAGAAAGTCCGATCCGCAGGATCTGAACAACCAGTTTATGGGATACTGTAATGCGATTGACTATTCATGGTTCCTCGTGAATAAGATCAGCTTCGCTAAAACAGTTAAACCTGTAGACAGGTTCAGACGGTATCCTATCCGTTACGAGCGAGCTAGGTTAGATGAGTGGTTGCAGAATACTCTACTTATCGTGGATGAATTCTTACGTAGGGAAGCGGCTGATTCCTACCCCATGAACTTCACTAGCTGCGATAAATACTCCGGATGCAGTTTCCGAGATTTCTGCCGAGCAATTCCCGCGGCGCGGCATGTTGTGTTGCATTCGGGATATGTTGTAGGTAAGGAATGGGATCCCTTGCGGAGTCTAAGAGAGGACAAGTTATGACCGGAGTCAAGATATGCCGACTGATAATCCGCGCCGGCGGAATTATTCTAGCTCTACTAGCCATTGTATTCGGGCTGATGGAGTCTCCTGTTTACGCAGCGATCTCCTTAGCCGGATTCGGAACAACCTTGTATTACTAGAAAGAGACTATATCCCCGTGACTGACATTCTCTCGCACCTAACTGAACTTGCTCACGTTTGGAGAAAGGAGCGGTCTGCTCCTATTCAACTCGTCGATTTGAATGAAGCAATCGAGGAGATTGAATGCTTGCGTGATCTACTCCGCCGAAATGCACAAGCATTCGCAGAGTTATCTCCAACCCTTTCCGAAGAATCTTTCGAGGCTAGTCAAGGCAGAATGATGAAAGGAACTAAAGATGCTAAAGAAAGCTACCATAAACTCTATAGCAAATCAAATCAGGGACAGTAGGTTAGACGAGGAAGATAAATTCGATATCGCTGAAAGGATACTGAATATCCTATGCGAGAATCATCATCTAAACAGAGCGGAGTTCATGAAGAACGCTGGATTCTCCTTCCGGTCAGATTCGGGGAGACAATCGGAGGGATAAGCAATCGTGAAGGTTACGTCCTTCGCAAAGGTAAGAGAATCCTAAATCACTATTTCTTTAAATCACGGAGACAAGCTAATGCGGTCATTAAAAGACTTAATCAAGCCGAAAGCGAATCGAATCATTGTAGTGACTAAGCATCCCGCCCTGCCGGAAGTTCTAGCGGAGGACGGGATTGAATTTCATGAAGTAATCGAGCATATCGATCACCCGTCACAGATTGCCGATGCTCACGTTATCGGGGTCATTCCACTTCATCTTGCTTGCGTAGCGTATCGAGTTACGGAGATTCCTCTTAAGCTTACGGTTGAACAAAAGGGGAAAGTATTGAGTAAGGAAGAAATCCGCACCGCTATCCGCGCCCCGCGGACTTTCGTTGTATTCGAGGATTAGTTATGAAAGTAACTACATCGCATCGTTACTGGGCAGTAGGATCTGCCTTTAATGCAGTAGATCATGCTATGCACTTGTTCGACAATAATATCCCTGAGGATAGCTTATGTCTTTACTATCTCAGGGATTGTCATAAGCAACTTGCGGAGTTGTATACTCGTTTACATA